CCGCTCCCACGTCTGGACATGATAAACGTCGGCGTGGACTGGGGCGGCAACGGCTCGGCTCATGCTATGGTCGCGACCGGAATGACCTACAATTACGAAAAGCTCGTCGCCCTGCGGAGCGAGCGCGTCCCCGCTACTGGACTTACTCCGCAGCAGATCTACAAGCGTATCTATGAGTTCTGCGAGGGCGTTCAGCGGGATTTCGGCAGGATCGAGGACATCTACGCCGACAGCGCCGAGCAGACGCTGATTTCCGGCTTGCGGGAATACATAAAGCCGCTCGACCTGACTGTGAAGAACTCCATGAAACGCCCGATAATCGACCGAATCCGCGCAACTACCATGCTTATGGGCGGCGAAAGATTCCTGCTGACTTCCGAATGCGAAACGCTGCGGGAAGCATTTCAGGGCGCGGTGTACGACGACAAGGTTGTCGGCGAGGATATCCGGCTGGATAACGGAACCTCGGATATTGATACGCTGGACGCGTTCGAGTACAGCTTTGAAAGATACATTCCGCGGCTCATAAGGAGAGATTAATGAACGTTTTAAACGCGCTTAAAGGCTTATTTAAAGGGAAAGGAGGAGCAGGTGTGGACGATTTTAATATTACAGATTCGGCGGTAAGCTCGACCATGCGCTCCGCGACTTCCCTCTGGTGGGACGCGTTTCAGGGACAGCTTCCGTTCACGCAGACCCACAAGAATTTCAAGCCGCTGCCGGTGGCTTATACTTCTACCGCGTATCTGGCGCAGCTCGTTACCGGGGAAATCAAGTTCGAGATCGCGGACGAGAAGCTGAACAGGCATGTCCAGAAGAATCTCCTGCCGAACCTCGACAGGATAGTTCAGCAGACCCTTGTAGGCGGTTACACGGTAATAAAGCCGTATTTCGTGCAGTCGGGCGAGATGTTTTTCGATTCCGGCACCAGCCGTGATTTCCTGCCGTTGGCTCTGGACGAGAACGGGCACGTCACCGAGGGCGTATTTTTCGAGCGTATACGGTACCGCGGCAAAATCTACGAGCGCCGGGAACATCACACATTCCAGAACGGCGTGCATACCGTCCGGAACACGGCGTATCTCTACGGCACAAAGCACGCTGTGGAGCTTGCGACCGTGCCGAAATGGGCGGTTCTGCTTCCGGAAGGACGGATTCTCTCAGATATTCCGATGATAGCGACATTCCGCACGCCCTACGCGAACAACATCGACCTCGACAGCGAACTTCCGATAAGCATTTTCGCGAACTCTCTCGGCACGCTGCATGAGATAGACGAGGCGCATTCCGAGTATTGCGCGGAATTTAAGAAGATGTCCGCGAAGGTATTCGCCGACCGCACCGTTTTAAAGGAAAGCAGCGGTATTCCCGATGATTACTTTGTTGGGATAAGCGGCGACGGTACTTCCACGATGGAACAGCAGATAATGACCTACGCTCCGCAGATCCGCGAAACCGAGCACAGCGCCAAGATAAACAAGGAGCTTCGTTTCTACGAAACGCAGATAGGCGTAAGCTCCGGAACGTTCTCGTTCGATACGCAGAAAGGACTTGTCACCGCAACGCAGGTGCTGTCCGAGGACAGAACTACATACAACACGGTCTGCCAGATTCAGCGGCAGCTGCGCCCGGTACTGCAGGCGCTCAGTCAGATCGTTGTCACTCTGGCGCGGTTCTACGGCTTCGAGTGCGAAGACGGAGAATGCGCGATAGAGTTCGGCGATTCCGTATTTGAGGACACCGGAACCGAGTTCAACCGCCGCTTCCAGATGGTTCAGGCGGGACTGCTCAAAGCCGAGGATTTCAATGCGTGGTACTTCGGCGTTCCTACGGAGCGGGCGCGTGAAATGCTCCCGCCTATGACTGAAGCCTTTGGGGGTGAATAAATGCTCACTCCGGAACAGCTTCAGAATCTGCCGCAGGAGCTGACCGATCTTTACGACCAGCTTTCCGAGTTTATCCTGCGGGATATCGCCCGAAGAATCGCAAAGGGCGCGCAGATAACCGACACGGCGGAATATCAGCTTTACCGCGCGCGGAGCCTTGGGCTTTCCACGGACGAGATCGCCGCAAAAATCGCCGAGATTAACGGCAGTTCCGCAGCGGAAATAAACCGGCTTATCCGTGAGGCTGCGGCGCAGTCCGATGAGTTCGACCGCAAAATGCTCGGAGTCGACAAGGGCGCGGCTGTTCCGCTGGAAGAAAACGCACAGCTCCAGAAGCTCATTTCCGCGCAGATAGCGGAGACCGCCGGAAAATGCGAGAACCTCACAAACACGATGGGGTTCGCCGACCACGATTTCCTCGGGCGCGTGTATTACCTTTCCATGACTGATATGTACCGCCGGGAGATGGATTCCGCGCACATGAAGGTCGTGACCGGCGTGACGGATTACATGACCGCGATCCGGCAGGCTTGCAATAAGCTGGCGGCAAGCGGCGTGCGCACCATTGACTACGAAAGCGGGCGCTCTGACCGTATCGAAGTCGCGGCGCGAAGGACGCTCCTTACAAGCGTGGCGCATGTCACGCACCGTATCTCCGAACAGAACGGCGAGGAGCTAGGCGCGGACGGCTGGGAGATGTCGGCGCACTCTGGTTCGCGACCGTCCCATGCGGTGTATCAGGGGCGGCAGTACACGCAGGAGCAGTATGAGCGTATCATAAAGCCGCTCATAAGCGAGCCGAATTGCCGCCATGATGTGTTCCCGATAATCCTCGGGGTATCCGAGCCGGTTTACACAGAGGAGGAACTCCAGAATATAGACCAGCCGCCGTTTACCTATGAGGGGCGGACTTACACAGCCTACGAAGCTTCCCAGCAGATGAGGAAAATGGAGCGCGCCATGCGAAAGCAGAAAGACCGCTGCATCGTTGCCGACGCTGCCGGGGACGAGGAGAGTTTTACCGCTGCGAGCATAAAGCTCCGGCGGCAGAAAGATATCTACGAGGATTTTTGCAAGGCGGCTGACAGCTACACGCAGTATGAGCGGACTTACGTCGCCGGGTATGACCGCAGGCTTGCGGGCAAGACCGGGGCGGTCACGCGGAAACAGCGGGAATTTGAAAAGGCGCAGCTTAAACTTGACAATTCCATTGAAAGCTCGTATAATTATATGGGAACTGAACATTTGTTCGCTTCTCATTATTCTGATGGCAAGCTGGATTTGAAATCCGCAAGGCGTGAATATGATACGTTTCTCAATAGTGATGTGCCTAGGAATCATATGAAGTTACTAAAGCAGTACAGCTACGGTGCTAAGTATCTTGAAACTGACAACGAAAACATTACAATGGGATATGCTTCAAATATTGACGCGTTTGTGTTCAACCCAACAAATCCTCAGCTCAAAAACTACGATTTGAATATGAGTTTGACCCATGAGATTGCTCATAGGATAGATAACAAGATGTTCAAATCGGATAGGCGTCAGGCATTTACAGAAGCAATTTCAAAATACGGAGAGACCATTGACTATCAGTTTATTGCTGATAAAATCAAGAAATCAGATTCTTTGAAGTGTAATGCTCCGCTTCAGGATATTATGAGCGCAGTTTCTAATGGTGCAATTCCGTTACCTGCTGGTCACGAACCTGAATACTGGGGAAAGGCTGGCAAGAAGCAAAAAGAAATTTTTGCTAACTTGTTTACTCTTGAATGCTTTAATGATTCAGATGGGCTTGAATTTGTTAAAAGTGAATTGCCAGATATTTATGATACCTACATATCAATGACTGCTAAAAAACTAGGGAGGTAAATTTTATGGTATTGCCAGTTACTGATTTGAGAATAATAGCCAAGGAGGAAACATGGGACCTGATAATGCAATACTATAACAAGTTCGGCAAAGCTGCTCCTCCCTATAATCCTGAATCTTACGGAACTGCCGAAGCCTACGTTGAAAAGCTGAAACAATGGGTGCAGGCTGATAAGCCTGTTTCATAAATAACGATATGCACTCTCAGCAATGGGGGTGCAATTTTATACCCATTTTACGAAAGGAGTTCCCATGATCCAGAACAACCGATACTGTAAAGCAAAGCAGGCGGCGGTTATCGCGGACGCAACGCGAAAGCGCCAGCGCTGCAATCAGCGCGATCCGCCCCGGTACGTCAGCAGCTGCACATACCACATAGTCATGCTACCCTTATTGAGGGTACATTTTTTTACCTGTTTTTAAGGAGGATTTTTATGGATAAGTTAAAGGTACTTCTCCAGAAGCTCGGAATTGAGCTTACCGCAGACCAGACCAAGCAGATCACCGAGGTCATTGAAAAGGAATTCGTCCCCGCTGCCGATGTCGCAGCCAATAAGACAAAGCTTGATGAGCTTACCAAGCAGCTTGCCGCCCGCGACAAGGATCTCGCAAAGCTCAAGGCGGATAACAAGTCCGAGGAGCTTCAGAAGCAGCTCGACGAGTTGAACGCAAAGTACAAGCAGGACACCGACGACCTCAACGCTAAGCTGTCCGCGCAGCAGGCGGATTTCGCCGCAGAGAAGCTGTTCGGCGGCTACAAGTTCGCAAGTGACCGCGTCCGCAAGTCCGTTCTGGACGAATTCAAGGGCAAGGGCTTCAAGCTGGAGAACGGCGAGTTCGTCGGCGGCAAGGAGTACCTCGAGGGGCTGAAGCAGTCTGAGCCGTCTGTGTTCGCAGCGGAACAGAAGCCCGGGCTGTTCATGGGCAGTACGCAGAGCAACGTCAGCGCCAGCGCAAACAACCTTGAGGAACAGATTTTCGCCGGAATCGGCGTAAAGAAGTAAAGGAGGACACCATAATGGCAATCAATACGATAGAAGCGGCAAAGATATTCCAGACCGCACTCGACCTGCAGATGATGCAGGGAGCAACTTCCGGCTGGATGGAGGACAACGCCGGACAGACCAAGTATTCCGGCGGTAATGAAGTCAAGATCCCGAAGATGTCGCTCAGCGGTCTTGGCAAGTACAACCGCGACAGCGGCTACGTTCAGGGCGCTATCACCTATTCATACGAGACCAGAACCCTGACCCAGGACAGAGGCAGAAAGTTCCTGCTCGACAAGATGGACGTTGACGAGACAAACTTCGTTGCAAGCGCTTCCGCTGTAATGAGCGAGTTCCAGCGCACAAAGGTAATTCCGGAAGTGGACGCTTACCGCTACAGCAGGATCTACGCTCTGGCAAAGGATAACTACGGCAGGACTTACACCCCGGCGGCAAGCACCATCCTGTCCACGCTTTCCGCTGATATAACAGCGGCGCAGGACGCCACCGGAGCTGACGACCTTGTGATCATCATGCCTATCACTGTTTCGGATATGCTGAACAACAGCGAAAAGATAACCAAGTACATTAACGCCGGAGATTTCAAGCAGGGCAGCCTTGACCTCAAGGTGAGGTACTTCAACGGCATTCCTATCATTCCGGTTCCCTCTGCGAGAATGAAAACCGCCTACACCTTCAACGACGGCACGACCGGCGGTCAGGAAGCCGGCGGTTTCACTCCTGCCGCAAAGGCGACCCAGATAAACTGGATAATCTGCCCGAAGTCCGCGCCGATAGCCGTTTCCAAGACGGATAATTTTAAGATCATCGACCCGGACGCTAACCAGTCCGCTGACGCATGGCTCATTGCATACCGCAAGTTCCACGACCTCTGGATAAAGGACAACATGCTGCCCTCTATCCGCGTGTGCGCGGTAGCTAAAACATGAGTTACGCTGACTACGCCTACTACACCGACAGCTACGGCGGCAAGGCGGTAAGTCAGGAGGATTTCCTCCGGCTTGCCGCCAAAGCCTCCGCGTATCTCGATAACCTGACGTTCGGGCGCGCCGCCGGGAACGCCGACGATGAACGGCTGAAAATGTGCTGCTGCGAGCTTTGCGACAGCCTGCTGCTTACAGATGGCAACGGTGGCATGGTGAAGCAGTCCGAAAGCGTGGGGAGCTGGAGTTACACACTGGCGAGCAGTTCCGAGGGAACATCTGAATCCGTCATGGTTCGCGCGATTTGCCGCGCGTGGCTACCTGCGGAGTGGCTTTACAGAGGGGTGGCGCGGGAATGAGGTTTACAGAAACCATCACGGTCTACAACAAGATCCCGCAGCAGGGGCGCGAATCGGAGAAGCTCCGCCGCACGGTAGTTCACGGAGCATTCTGGGACTACACGACCGGAGCCGCGTTCGGCAAATCAGGAAAGGACGACAGCGACAGCATTATGGTCATGATTCCGGATATGCCT